ATCGTACTAGAGAAGACTACTCTACTAAACAAGAGCTACGAGAGGATATGAAGATGGTTACGGATGCTCTACATAGGTTAGAGGATAAATTAGATAAAGTATTAGAGAGAGGAAAGTAAGATGCCTATATTTTATGATAACGAGAATCGTCCAAATAATTTTACTGACGCACAGTGGGCTGCTCAATCAAATAGGGCAGCGTTAGTTTACTTACAAGAGCATGGCGATGTTAGAGAGAGTGCCGACGCAAAAACTCGCGCAAGAGGTATAACACCCGATAATCCAGAATATCCTGCAACATTAGCTAACTACGCAAAAGAACACTGGGCTAGATATGGTAGAAATGAGGGCAGACAAGGAACAGGGGCAGGTGTGCTTAGTAGAAATCAAGGATTCTTTGACGTAAGCCAAGGAGACGCTGTAGGTGCTTCTGCTAATTTAGTGTATCAGGGATCTACTGCTGGAGATTTTGTAGCAACTGTTCCTAGAATAGATTCTAATAGGAATCCTCCAACCGTTGTTTTAAATCCAGTTGCTGGAGAAGGTGCTACTGATCCTGCTCCTACTGATCCTATTAATCCTGGTGCAACGGGTGGTGCTGGTGCGGGTGATACAGGAATAATGTCTCCAACAGCACCTGATCCCACTCGCGTATTTAACACGTTTCAAGATTTAGTTAATACGCCAGATCAAAGCCTGACCGACTCACAGAGATATACTCGTGATTTCTATTCTAGTACTCCAGCGCAAAGGGCAGCGTTAAACGTACAGAATCCTAACAACCAACTTCCTGTTGCAGGATATGAGGCAGGAACATTGCCTAGTGCTAACATTGGAGATGCTGCTTTACTTCCTGATGCTGGTGGTACTGGTGGTGATACAACTGCTGGTACAGGAGGTACAGATACAGAAGATGGAGATGAAGAAGGGCCTGATTTAGCATCTGTGATAGCAGATCTACCTAATCAAATAACCAGTGGAATAGAAACTGCTCTTGCAAATGCACTTCCAGAACAAGCACCTTCTCTTATGTCTCCTTCAGTGGTAGGAACTGCTACTCCTGCACCTGACCTATCACCTGTAACAGAGGATATAGGTGACGTACAGACAGACACCACTGCAATACTTGGCGATATAGGAACTAGGGCCGAAGGGCAACCTGCAACTCTCATGGGGCAGACTGCTGGATTAGCACAAGGGCAGACAGACATAACAGGGCGTATTGGTACAGCCCCTACACCAGATGCCACGTTATTTAGTGGTCAAGAAGGATTGGCTCAAGGGATTACTACCGCACAACAGGGTATAACAGGTGTACAGGCAGGTATTGGCGAGGCTCCAGTTGACCCTACAACGGGCGATCCTACAACTCTATTTCAAGGTCAGGCAGGTTTAATGTCTGGACAAACAGGGCTATCTACTGCTATAAGTGGCGTAGGAAATCAAGCTACAGCTATAGGTGGCGATTTAACTGCATTGACAAATCAACTAAGAAACTTTGAGAATCTGTCAAATTCAGATAGGGCAAATATCTTATCAACATTAAATACTCGCGCTACTGAATTAAAAGACCTAGCAAACACGTATGGCCTACAGACAAATAGAATAGCAGAGCAACTTACAGGAATACCTGCACCAACGGGTATAATGGCACAAGCTGCACCAGTAGCAGGATCTTTACCTGCCGTATTAGCTGCGGAAAGAGCGCAAAATACAGTAACCCAAAACATAAACAGGGGCCTTATGGACGTGGCTGAACAAGGGCAAGTAGGTGCGCTAGGGCCAGTTACTCCAGACCCAAGGGTAGGCTAATATAAAAAGAAAGAGATAGTGATATGGCAAATTTACCGCAAGTATTTGATCTAGACATAGGCGATTCTGGCGAGTTTCGTGATCTTACTGACGCTGAAATACAAGAAGCAGCAGCTGATATATCAAATCGAGAACTAGAAGAGGACACACCTGACCCTACAGATCCTATAGTACCTGAAGGTGCGCCTACGCCTACCACAAACCCTAACTTATTTAACTTTGATGAGGCGGGTAACCCGATTGTTACTACTGATCCTACTACGGGGCAAAAAGCATTTCAGATACGTGGCGATTTATTGGGCGGTGAAATAGTAGACCAGCGACTAGGTGATCCTTCCGTAAATCCTGACGTTACAACGCAACAGCTAGATACTAGGGCAGTTGCTAGAGATCAAGGCTTTAAAGGGATACCTACAGATACATTAGCTCAAGCGTATATACAGGATGCAGCTGGGCAAAGAGGGTTAGTAGATCCTTTTGGTTTTAGAAGCGCAAGAGGTGTACAAACAGATATATCGCAAGACCCTAACGCAATGTTACCCACAGGAGCGCAACTAACTGCACAACAAATAGATCCTAATGCCCCAGGAACAATCATAGATCGGACAGACCGTGGATTTCAAACTAGGGATTTAGCAGCAGGACAGACACTGGCAGGTGTAACTGATGCACAACAATTAACTAGAACAGACGCAAATGTAGCTTCAGCGCAAACTGTTGCTGGTCAGGTAGCGATGGAAGATCTGGAAGCAGAGCAGTTCCTAAATGACATACGTTTAGTAAGAGCGCAACAGGAACAAGTAGAAGATAGATCTACTGTAAAGGGTCAACTAGGTATTATAATGGAGGACTTTGCAGGTGACTCCGTACCCCCTTGGGCAGCAAATGCAATACAGGGGGCAGAAAATATACTGGCACGTAGGGGTATAACGGCATCTAGCGGTGTATATCAAGAGTTGTTATTAGAGACTGCTTTGCAAGCAGGGTTACCCATAGCACAGGCTGATGCACAGATATACGCACAGTTTCAACAACAGAACTTGAGCAATAGACAACAGGCAGAAGTAACAAACGCAGCAAATCTACTAACTGCTGATATAAAGGAATTAGACATTAGGCAACAGACAGCCGTATTAAATACACAGAACAGGGTACAGAGCCTGTTTACTGATGCAGCTGAGATAAATGCGACACGTAAGTTTAATGCAACTAGTGAAAACCAAACAGATCAATTCTTTAGCAATTTACAACAGGCAGTAAATTTAAATAATGCTAGTCAACGAACTGCAATATCTCAATACAACTCAGGTCAGGCAAATGCTATTGCACAGTTTAACGTAAACACGGCTAGGGCAAAAGATGAATTTTATGCTAGAAATCAATTAGCAATAGCACAAGCTAATGCTGTATTTAGACGACAAACAAACACGGCAAACATAGCAGCCCAGAATGCAGCTAATCAATTTAACGCCACTGGTATTCTTAATAGATCTAATACTGCGCTAAATAATCTCGTACAGTTAGCTAGGGATGAGGCAGATTATATTTATCAGTCTGGTCAAAACGACCTACAAAGACAAAATAATTTGGCAACAGCCACAATACAGGCAGAGGCTGCTGCTAAAGGCAAAGAAGGTGGCGGTAGTTTCTTGGGTGCAGCAGGGGGTATATTGGGTAACATATTCTCTAGTTTTGCAGGTACATCATCAGGATCTAATTTAATAACAACAGGTATTAAAAGTTTACCTTTTTTTAATTAGGAGAATAATCAATGGGAATAACTAATCCTTTTAGCAGAGTAAAAGTACCTACTTCGTTGTCAAAGACAAGCATTGAAAGAAGTAGATTAATTAGAGAGCAAAAAAAGCCGACATCTAAACCTATTGCACCTGCTGATACATTCAGCACCGCTAAAACGTATCAAGATGCTATACGTAATATGTTACAGACAGACACTTAAAAAGGGAGGAATAAGCTATGGCTATGGAAGATGATGAGTTTAATGAATTTGAAAGTGCAATACCAGGACAATCATTAGTCTCTGGAGAGTTAGGGTCTGTGCCTTTTGAAACACCAGCAGATTTTCCTGATCCAGAAGAGTTTTATATGTTCGCGTATGAAAAGCTGATGGACGATGACGATAATCTTTTAAATGTCGTTAAGCTACTTGAGATGGAAATAACAGCAGACGCTATCGTAGAAGGCATTCTTATGAATGCATTTATGATGGGCCAAATATCTGCCGATACAGGCATTATATTGAAAGCCCCACTAATAGAACTTGTGTCTCTTATAGGACAAGAGGCTGACGTAGCAGTAGCTAGAAGAGATGAATCAGGGGCATCAAGAAAAAATGTAAGTATAGATGAAGCACTGGTTAAACTTTCTGATGAAACACCTGACATGAATGAGGGTGACATGATGATGGAAGATGAGATGATGGATGAACCATCAGGTATGATGGCTCCACCAGATGGCATGGATGATATGATACCAATGGATAGTGCTATGGATGAAATGCCAATGGACGAAATGCCAGAGCAAGAAGACGATGAAGAAGAAGAAGAACAAACAGCTTTAATGATGAGGTGATGCTATGGGATTAATGTCCGACTTAAAAGAATTTGGTCAAAACTTTGTACTGGCAGCAGGTGCAGGTATTGCTAAAAATATAGAACAAAGAGCTAAAGAAGACAGGGCTGCGGTGCTTGCGTCTACAAAAGAGCTAAAAACTAGGATAGCTAAAAACAAAGCTGCTCAAACAAAAATAGACAGAGAGGTAGAAGGACAGTTAAAAACCTTGAATGCATTAGCCCCAGGACTACCTGTAGAAGTAAAAAAGACCGCACTGCAAAGCAAAGAACTATTTGACATATATGTTGATGCAATAAAGAAAGACACAGATAAATCTGGTTATTGGATATCTGACCTTGCTAGAGACAGAGGGTTTGATCCAAGAGAAATATATAAGGGATCAGGAACTAAAATAAGTCAGATAAGATCACCTCTAGCCCCTGCAAAATCTAAAAAGACAGAGCAGACTGTTTCTTTAGATACGGATAATACACTACGTACCTTGCTTGGTGCAGGTATGGGGCCTGATGCAATATTAAAACAGGCAGAAGAAAACATAAGTGGGTCGGGTAGAGGCACGTTAAGTGAGGGCGATCTCAAGTATGCTAATCTTGTAGCATCTAGGAGAATAGCCCCAGGATCTGCACCAGTAACTATTAGAGGTAGACAAAAGGCTTTATCTGAAAGCTATAAAAAAGCAGTGGGTCAATTAGCACCTTCTATGACAGCTGCGCTTGCACCTAAAAGTCTTTCAGGATCAAAACAAAAGATAAGCATATGGGCAAATAGAAATAGAAAATTAGTAGCGCAATCGTTAGATGCTGCCGCTAGATATAGCGGTACAGAATATCTTAAGTATGTAGAAAACCTACGAAAAACTGGGTACGTTGATAGTACAGGGGCTAGACAACAATTAGATAATCAACAACTAGATGTACTACTGGATAAATTGCCTAAGTATCTATCAGAATCAGTTCAAACGTACACTGATCAAAAAAGCGATTGGTTAAAAGAGGTATTTAGTAGGCTAGGGCCACTACCCAATCAAGATCTTGTGAAAGAAAGATAAAAATATGTCATCATATGATTATGAAAGTCTATCCCTAGAGGAGAAGGCCCAAGTAGATGCTTATATGGCATCTAATATGAAGCCCGACAATTACCAACCTGACCCCTTAGACCCTTCCAAAAGAGATGTACTAGAAAAAACTTCAGAAGAAACAATAGATGGTAAGGTAGTTGTAGAAAAAGATGTAGAGGATTTTGGAGCAGGTGATTATGCAGAAGACGTATTTCAAGGGTTAGCATATGGTGCTTCAAAAGGCATAGGTAGTATGTATAACCTAGCGTTGCGTGGCGGTAACTACATAGAAGAAGATATTCTTGGCGGTGGTGTAGACATTGTACCTAATGAAAAATATAAAGTAGAATTAGATGCACCTCGTACTACGGCAGGGTCTATAGCGTCTGGGGTAAGTCAACTTGGTGTGGGTCTTGTTCCTGGGTTGCAGATATTTAGATTAGGATCTTGGGCAGCAAAAGGTTTATCCTATGGTGCATCAAAACTAGGTTTGACAGGTGGTACGGCAACTAATCTACTGGCTACAAGCGTAGGCAAAAAAGTAGTTTCTAATGCTACTGTGAAATCTATGGCTAAAGGAGGTATTACAACTGCTATAGCAGAGCAACTGACTTTTGATCATACTGATCCTAGATTAGCAGACCTAGCAGCCAGTTCAGACATAGAATTTCTACAAGACGTAGGAAATCTTTTAAAATATCACAAAGGGGATTCTGAAATTACAGGCCGTATAAAAATGGCTATAGAAGGTTTAGGTATTGGTATAGTTGCTGATGGTGCGGTAACTGGCCTATCTTTATTAGGTAGAGCCATTTTGCCTAAAAAAGGTGGTGTAGATACCGTACTGCCACAAAAGAAAGGCAAAAAGAAAAAGGCAATGACAGTAGAGGAGCTTGAGCAATTAGCATCTCAAGTGCAATCACCTAGCGGTGAGTTATCTGAAACAGCAGCTAAAATAATAAAGGATAGTTTAGAAAGCAAAGGTGTATATACAAAGAAATTCATAAACAAATATGTAGGATCTATAAATTTAAATAGGATTAATAAAGATCAATTTGAAATTTATAATCTTATAAATGAAACAGGTGAGATACTAAAAAAGAAACATCAAAAAGATACTCCAAATGTACCTTGGCCTCCTGTAAAATCAAATGATCAATCTATGATAGAAGCTGCAAAATTGTTAGGTCATAAAAAGACTAATGATATGCTTAAAGTAATTGAAGGTAATGAAGGAGCATTACAACTAACTAAAGATAAAAAAGGCAATGTTGTGCTTGGAGCAGGGCTAAATGGTGCTACATCATATGCACTAGCTGCTAGACAGTTAATGGTAGATACAGCAGATGTTTTGTTTGATTTAGCAGAAGAAGCACAAGTATTAAAAAATAAAGGGCCTGACTTTAAAAGCCAGTACGATGAAGTAAAAGCAGCGTATGTTCAACAGCTACTTACCTATGAATCAATACAAAATACTGTTAATGGAATAGCTAACGAGTCGGGTAGGCTATTACAATCTTTTAATGTAAACATGGGCAATGCTAGAAAAGCAAGATATGTACAAGACATTGTAAATTCAGCAGGGCCAGACGTTGATAAGTTAATTAAAAACATGGCAGATAAATCTACATTAGCTTTAGCTGAAAGAATTGATGTTATATCTAAGGGTGTAGATAAGAACCTTATGCAAAAAATAAAAACAGGTATAGGTCAGTTTTGGTACAACTCAATACTATCTGCGGTAGATACACAGGCTGTAAATGTAGCAGGTAACTTTGGCGTACAGTTTGCTCGTACTATACTTGAAGGATCTGTTGGTGCGGTAAGAGGTAACTTGCGTCTTCTAGGAGCAAAGGCAATAGGTAAAGATATAGATCCCTCTACTCTTATGTTGTTTGGGGATGTTAAACAAAGACTACGTGGACTGTCTACAGGTAGAGCTAGTGGAGGTACTGTAGGCCAGATAGAAAGAGATGCATTAAAAGGAATACAAAACCCCGTAGTTCAAGATATGGTTTTAATGAACATCAGCAGAGGTAAATATCAAAACGGAAAAACAGACATAGGAGAGGTATTAAAAGCCGAAGGTAATGGAAACTCTTCAAAAGGATTTGATGCACTATACAAACGTGTAGAAGAAGAAATGATTCAAAACTATGGGGCATCCGTTACTAACTTCAGAAAAGCAGGTAGATTATTTGCTGAAGTTTTTCGTAACGAAGGGCCTGTAGACCCTAGATATGGTAGATATGAAATTTCTGAGCAAGTGGGGGAGAAAGCAATACCAGGAAAAGTAGGAAGGGCGGTGCGTATGCCTACTACTTTTATGGCCTCTTTTGATACGATGTTTAAATCTTTAGCAGATAACGCTGCGCTATATGAAGCAGCAGCAAAACAAGTAAGAGCAATAAAGTATCAAGTAGAAAAGAATGGTGGTGAGTATGCAGTAGAATTAGCAGATGGTTCAAGAATTACATATAACACAAAACATTTTGAATGGGTTGGTCAAAAGCCAAAGATGATAACAAATAAAGATGGCAAGACTATGATGGTAGATAGCCCAGAAAATTTAAATACATCTCAGTTAATAGAACATCTTGTAGCTAATCCGACAGAACAAATGCTTAAAGATGCAGAGAAAGAATTTTTAGAGGCTACGTTTCAACAACAAGGTAGATTAACAAAAGGTGGTGAATGGGTTCGTAGGTTCCTTGATGATATTGTAGAATTACCATTTGTAGGACAAATAGGGGTAGGGACTGCCCTCATGCCTTTTGTTAGAACACCTTTAAACTTATTAATATATGCTATGGAAAGGACACCTGTTGGTTTAATCACGACAGAAGCCAGAGCTAATAGAGCTACATTAAAAAAATTAGCAGACATAGATACAGAAAAACTTACAGACGATCAGTTGTTACAGTATCAAGATCTTTATCGTAGAGAAAAAGATATACAGGGCAAAAGAAGAAACAGGCAAATAGTAGGGGCTACTTATTTAACAGGTGCATATCACCTAGCTCAAATGGGCGTTATTACAGGAGGTGGGCCATCAGACTATAAAGAACGAAAACGCCTGATGGACGAAAAAAAATGGCAACCATACTCTATAAAAATAGGAGATGAATATTATCCTATTGGTAGACTAGATCCCTTTTCACAGATTGCTGCACTATCCGCTGACTTCCAGTACCTAACTAATGAACTGGCACAGATAGAATTGAATGACGCAGAAAGAAGAAAGGCAGGTAGATTAGCAAGATTTGTTGCAGTTAATATGGCACAAAACCTAGTTAGAATGATAACAGATAAAACTTATTTAAAGAGTTTAGGAGAGATAGTAGACACTTTATATTCTCCAAGGGGTGACCCTGCTGAAAAGTTAGGTACTGCTGGTGCAAGAGTATCTGGAACGGTACTCTCAGGTTTTATGCCTAACATCTTGGCTAGAGGGGCAGAGTCTTTTGCTTCTAGAGATGAAAAAGGAAACAGACTACCTAATGCATTTTATGATCCCATAATAAAAGATTCTTACGTTGGTATGAATTTGCTAAGACTATTTGTACTAAAAGCAACGTCTAAAGTTCCTGGGGTAAGAGATACTTTGCTAGAGGCCGTAGGAGAAGATAAAGCGTATCCTAGATTAGATGAGTTTGGTGGATTAGAACAACGTGCCGTACCAGCGCAAGTATTTACGGACACAGATAATCTACGTAACGTAGGGCATTTAGCTAAAAAAGTTGTAAATACCATGGTTTTAACAAGAAAACGTGTAGCAAAAGAAACTGCTGATTTATCTTATGAGTTGGCAGAGACTAGAGTTGAACCAAAATTAACTAGTCAAACTATTTTGCACCCTGAAACAGGAAAGAGAATAAAACTAAACCCAGAACAATATTATATGAGATCTTCCAGAGAGGGAGAGCAATACGTAATAGAATTAAACAAAGTTATAAATTCTAAACTGTACAAGAAATTAAAAGAAGAAGGTGGTAACACCAATAGGCAAAGAAGATATGAATTATTAGAAGAAGCAAAACGTAGAGCAGTAGCATACGGAACAGAATTAGTACATCGTCAAATGTGGGTTTTAGCAGACCTTACTAAAGATGAATGGAATAATCTACTAAAAAAAGAACAAGATTATTATTTGAAGAAAGTTGTTCTTGAGGGAAAAACAGAGGCACTTACTCGAAGATCAGGAAGGTTGGATTCAAAATGATTACAATACTAGGATCATTGATTGGCTTTGCAGGATCTGCACTACCCAAAGCCTTCGATATGTTCTCAGATTGGCAGGACAGGAAACACGAACTAGCCATGATGGATCGCCAGATAGAGGCATCCAAACTAACACACACACAAAAGATAGAAGCATTAAATATAGAGGCCGACATAAGCGAGAGTAAGGCCCTGTATAAACACGATCAGTCCATGAAGTCTACGGGGTTTATGGCAGGACTGAGGGCAAGTGTGAGGCCAGTTATAACATACTTATTCTTTACACTATTTGCAGTCATAAAAGGCGCTGCGCTATATGGCTTAATATATACAGATGGAGTCGTATGGGAAATAGCTATAACGACACTGTGGGATGAGGAAACGCAAGGCATATTTGCTGCCATCATATCATTTTGGTTTGGAAGTCGCGCCCTCCAGAGATCAAGGAGCAGTTCGTAATGTCTGTAAAAAAAGGCAGTGAAACATTTTCTGGATACAACAAACCCAAGAGGACTCCTAATCATTCAAAAAAATCTCATGCTGTATTAGCTAAAGAGGGGGGTAAAGAAAAGTTAATACGCTTTGGACAACAGGGAGTAAAAACTGCTGGTAAACCTAAACCAGGAGAATCGACAAAACAAAAAGCTAGAAGAAAATCATTTAAAGCTAGGCATGGTAAAAACATTGCAAAGGGTAAAATGTCAGCAGCATATTGGGCAAACAAAGTAAAATGGTAAAACAATATTATGGGTTATTACAAGTATTACTACACACAGAGAGGAATAAATATGAACGCCATATTAGATAGTATAGGTGGTTGTGGTAAAGAAAGTATACTTTTTGTAACGGAGGATAGTGTGATGGTAGAAGATAATACAGATACCCTTACGGGATGCAAGTGCGATAGTTGTATTGAGTGTGGGTGTGATCCTGAAGTATGCAAGTGTGGATGTCATAAAAGTCCATTTGACAAAACAGAAATATTTAAAAATAAAGGAGAACGATAATGCCTTATGGAAAAGGAACATATGGAAGTAAAGTTGGAAGACCCCCAAAAAAGAAACCTGCTAAAATGATGCATGGCGGTTCTATGAAAAAGAATAATAAAAAGAAAAAATAAATTAAATGCTGGATATCACTCAAGAAGCTAAAGACTATCTTCGCGTTATTACAAAGGAACACAATAAAGAATATATAGCCTTTGGGGTTAAGGGTGGAGGGTGTTCAGGGTTTTCCTATATATGGGATTTCTCTGAAGGCCCTCTTAAAGAAGATGAACTAATAGATTTAGGAGATGGTATATCTCTTGTAGTTGATGGCATGAGTGTTATGTATACGTTAGGAAGTAAAATAGATTACGTTAAAGAGTTAGGCGGTACATATTTAAAAGTATTAAACCCTATGGCAGACAGTCAATGTGGTTGTGGAGAATCTTTTTCAGTTAGGATGTAATTAATGTCTTTGTATAAAAATATAAATAAAAGAAAAAAACAGGGAATATCTCGTAGTAAAGCAAAAAGTACAATAAGCCCTAAAGCATATGCAAATATGAAAAAGGGGTTTCCAAAAAAGAAAAAAAAATAAAGGTGTAAACGTGAGAAGAATGACAGATGAGGGTCTTGACCTTATTAAATTATATGAAGGGTATTCCTCTTCCCCCTATCTCTGTCCAGCACAACATTGGACTATCGGGTATGGGGCCATCTGGGGAATGGATAATAAAAGAGTTACTGAAGACCACCCTGATATTAATAAAGATCAGGCAGACTATTTGTTAAGAAGAGATGTTAAGAAGTCTGAGATGGCAGTTCTCAGACATATACGAGTTCCACTAGAAGATGGACAGTTCAATTCTCTTTGTTCATTCGTATTTAATCTAGGCAGTGGTGCGCTACAGAGCAGTACACTAAGGCGTAAGATTAACAGAGGAGACTACATTGGTGCAGCTGACGAATTTCCACGGTGGGTGTACGCTGGAGGTAGACGCTTAAAAGGGCTAATAAAAAGAAGAGAGCATGAACGTGCAATGTTTCTTGAATGAGGATATGAAATGGAAGATGGATGGTCAGTAATTACACAAGGGTGGCCCATTGCATTAGGGTTTATAACGCTTGTAATTGTCTTGGCAAAAATGCATGGTGAAATAGATACGTTAAAAGAAAAGGTCAAAGTCTTATTTGAATTATGGAACAGTAAGGGAAAATGAAAGAACTATCAGACATAAATACAATGTCAATAGAACTAGTAGAGTTGATTACTCCAATGCTAGTTATAATGTTGGCATTGATACTTACATTGATGGTACGCGACTTCGCTACTAATTTTATAAACGGAATTAAATTTAGGATGCACTCTAGCTTCCAAGAGGGAGACAAGTGCATACTCGATGGAGACAAAGCCATCATACTAAAGATAGGCTTCTACGAAACTGTATTGCAAATAGACAATGGCAGGGGCGTAGTGTGGCGGTTCCTGCCCAATGAAAGAATAAAGTTTCACAAACTAGAAAAGGTAATTAAAGATTTACCATCGAAAACTACTTAGGTTCTTTTTTGTAGTCTTCTAACACCGCTGTTTGGTAATATCCATCAGGAGTATATCCCCTAATTTCTTCTATTAATACTTTGTCCTCTGGTTTTGCACAGTCTTTCGCATATCTCTTTACTATGCGTAAACTAAAACTAGAAGTTGTTATTCTATTTCCATTAGGTTTTGTTATTGTTACTTTAAATTCCATGTTTACCCCCTAAAAAACGTGATTGTTTAAAAATCAACCTCATAGGATGAGGCAGAAGGGGCTGCAAAGACACCTTCTGGTAGGTGTATTCTAGAATTTACCTACCTACTCTGTAGCCCCCTTTAAAACGCCATATACGCGATTTGGCTTATTTTAACTTTAACTTAGGTGTAATCTAAAGAGATTTGATAGTAACGTAGCTATTGCGAATGTATTCACCACAATTAATGAACGATCATTCCATAATATTCCTACAATCAACCATCCTCCTATACCTACAAAATGAAAATACAGGTTAAGAGGATAGATGTTGTTAGCGGTTAGCAGTATACCTGCCATTAAAACTATACTAGAGAACCATTTAATGTACCAATCAATAGTATGCAATGGTGTTCTAGTTACTATAGTTGTTCCGTTGTGTTTGTCAGTCATTATTCTTTTGTAAAGAGAATGTCGTATCTGTTATTTCACCTGTTGTTCCAGCGTCCACCATACATAGCTGAGTTATGTTTGATGGCAATATAACATTAGCAGACCACGTACCTGTGTCTTTATTCAAATGTATTATAGTTACGTGACCTTTATTAGATACTCCTCTAAATATTATTCTTTCTTTGTGAAGACCTTCAATAACTCCCGCAGCTGTTGGAAGCGGTTTACACCCCATTTGGGGTGACGGTTGAGCCGTGGAAAGTCCAATAAAAGATAACAATATAGCACCTGTTATTCCTCCTAATATTAATTTATTTTTCATGTCAATATCCTATACGGTAAAAGTTTTTCTAAGATGTTTTTCTAAATAGTCTAACGCTCTTTTTAGTACATTTGGATCATCATCAAAACCACCCAAGGCACGATTGCATTTGTGGCACAACCATCCCCTGAATGTCTCTGTGTCATGGCAATGATCCAATACCCAAGGGCCATTCCTTGTGTTACCTTTGCCCTTTACTTTCTCTGCATTCCCACCACAAATGGGGCAACTGTATCCCTCTTCTGGCATACCGTTTTCTTGTCGTAGTATTTCTCTTATTTTCTGCAATTCATTGTTGCAAGTTTTACATTCGGGGCGTAAAAAGTTACCACCTGAATGTGGAGAAAAAGCAGAAAGGGGAAGATACATATTGCATTTACTACATACCTTCCCCTCCCCTGCACCTAAATCCTCATGTTCTATGGGAAATAGATTTAACTGCATAGTTATCTTCCAACATCCGACACTATCCATCTTGCGTCATTCCAGAAATTAGAATACACAACACCTAGATCGTGATCATCCACAGATGCTTTAAAGTTTGAATAGTCTATGTCCCAAAGCAGTCTGCTCATTTCGAAAGCCAGATCACTTTTATGAACGCGAACACGGTGGGCATAGTCATTCTTTGGTGTATGCTCTACATCATTAGCATACTTGGGAAAAACCTCTGGTATATGTTTTTTGGATCTAGCTCGTAAGAGAACTGTTCCAGTGTCTCCACTAGGATCTATGTAATTAACGATAGAAAACAAGCCTTTATTGTGACAAATCCACATTATTTGTATTCCTTTTTAAATTGTTTAAGTTAATAAAATATTGTCTGTTATAACCTCTTTCCCACTCTTTGTGTTCAAGAGATTTAAGTCGGTATGGGTTATAACTGTTTATTCTAAAACCCTCTCTTCCTTCAAAGAAAGATTTTTCGTTTAAATGTTTCCGTTTACCACCCTTTCTTTTGTTATTAAAAATATATTTATTAGACACTGCATACTCCTCCTGTACCGCTTATTTCACATATATCGTGAGTCTCTACGTGTTCATCAAACTCTTCTCCAAGTTTGTCTACTGCCTCAGAGTAAGGAACAGAAGTAAGTGGCTGACCTCCCCTAGAGCCATCAGGGTATACTGTAAACCCTCGTAGCCTATGGGCATACTTAGCCAGTGTGTCTGCAAAGTCATCTATTAGGTCAGGGTTATTTAATTTAGTACCCCAAGCAGGTAGATTAATTGTTGAACTGATTGACATATCTACGTAATCCTGTACGTCTGCCTGAAATCGCATACGTCGTTTGTAATCTTCTGCTAAATCTAATGCAGACTCTATGCTCTCAGGGTCTACGCCATATGTGTCTATTAACTCTTGTGCAGATGAATCGACTACATATTGATACTTCCACCTGTGTCCACCTGTAAGATATCTTCTTTTGTATGCAACAGCAAAGATAGGTTCTATGCCAGAAGAACTGCCAGCAAGAATAGAAATACTACCAGTGGGAGCAATCGCTCTATTCGCAACTGGCCTAGATATTGAAAGCTCGTCTGCAAATCTTTTAGAAACGTCATCACTAACTCCTTTATACACTGCCAACCAACGATGTAAATCATCGGTAACTTCATACTTTTCTCCTCTTTTAATTAACCATTCATGTAATCCCATTATACCTAAACCCAATCGCCTATTTTTTTCTCTAATCTCATAGACTTTTTGGTAGGGTAACTCAGCCCTCAATGTTCCACATATTAAGAACTTTGTAGCTAGATTAACAATGTTTGCTAATTCAGATATATCCTCAATTCTACCAAAGTTAATAGAGCCAAGATTGCAAACATCACTGTCATCACCACTACATACCTCAGTACAAGCGTTGCGAAGTGTCTCATTCTCATTCTCCATAAAGTTAAAGCTAAACCCAGGCTCTCCTGTACGCATAGCTTGAGCCACGTTTTCCTTAAACGTATCTCCGTACCCTTCGCCATTCCAATAGTTTAGCAACCACTCTGTATCGTAGTTAATTGATATGTTCGTCATATCTAACGGTGCAGGAAAATTAAAGTCCTGCTCTTTTATTTGCTTTAGTGTAAATCCAGTGTTACCAACTGGCATAGTATCCCAATTCTTTGCGTTAAGAAATGTTGATACATCCTTGTGTTTCCAATTAAGAGATGCGTATATGGCAGACCTACGACTACCTCCTTGCATCACCTTTTGGCCTATACTGTTAATCATTTGCATTTTGGGAATAGGGCCAGATGCTAGACCGCCAGACCCACCAAGAACTTTACCTGCTTCTCGATACACCGAATAGTCTACGCCTATCCCACCGCCTGTCATCAGACAAGACTCAGATTTCCAGCTTAAATTAGCCCAATCTTCTCTCGTATCTTCTTCTGCCTTTAACAAAAAACAGTTGTTGTAAAACCTTTTCTTACGTCCTGCATAGTAAAGATACCTACCCCCAGGAATAAACTTTAATTCGTCTACGTATCTAGTAAGTTCCTCCTGTTCTTCAATAGTTATAAGGTTCTGTTCACCTGTTCGCAAAGAACCACATACATCTTTTACAAGTGTCGATGCTAAGTCAGACCATGTTTCACACCCATCATGGGCATACTTATACTTAAATATATCTTCCGAAAATTTATTTCTAAATTGAGGATTACTATTAGACTTAAACGATGACACTTTACTTCTTCCCTTCACTCTCTTCTATCACACAGATTAACCTATTCAAGTACCATTGCGCCTTTTTTAAATCCTCTAAAGGTTTGCCTTTGTAATCAAATCTCCATAGATATTTAAGTATATTACCTTGTAGATAGTATTTAAAATTTGGCATAGTTGCAGCTTCTATTGCATCAATACATTCTATACCGCTTTGATTATAGTGGGGTGGATGGTTTATCATGTCTTTCATCTTATTACTTTCCGTTTGCTATTTCTCTTGCTTCTTCTGGAGAGTACCCCTCTTCAAATATTAACTCATATATAAAAAGATCACGGGCATTGTATGTATCGTCATACTGTTCGTACTCCTCATACTCTTCTTCTTCTTTTTTCATGTATGTGTCCTAGTGTTTTGTTATAGGTTTATCATTGAAAGGAAAAAATACATCTTCGTCTGGTGCTTCGTCTTTAATCTCTTCATGTCTATCATAGTATTTACTTAACATATGTTCTACATATGATGTATCTAAAGAGGGTAGTATGCACAGTATCTTTAACATATCTGTTATTATGCCTTCTACCTCTGGGGTATCAAGTAAAGACGCATGAATAACAGGATAAAATCTACAAGACACACCATACTCATCATCGTTCTCTACTTTTATTAACAGACAAGCATAGTCCTTTGGTAGGTTTACGTCATCTTCTAACATTCTCATTGTTGCCTCTCTTTTTTTCGTTTATCCATTCTTCGGGTATGAGTTGATCGGCAAATATAAAACCATACTTGTTGCACCAATCTCCATAAGTAGTCTTGCTTCCTTTTCTTAGTTTATTTTTAGAGTTAGAAAATACAAACCTTAAATCTAAATCAGGGTATTGTTCTTTTACCAGTAAGTGCTTTTGTCTATCTTGTACGGTAAATATTCCTTTTGTTTCTACTATTATACCATTGGGTAACCAAAAGTCAGGGGTATAGTTTCGTTGTTTTTCTGGTTGAACAAAGGGTATCTTTTTAATTTCATAGCAATCTAGTATATTTAAAAATGCTAATTGTTCGCATACTCTTTCTTCTAAACCTGACCTAAAACCATGTGCTATTTTATAGTTGTATGCAACCATAAGTAGTTAAACCAAATTTACTTTGCATACTCATGCTACTTCCTCTCCCATAGAGTTTAACTGTGTGTATGCTACTATAGGTTTGCTCTTTGCTTTAGAGAATACTGACTCTCTCTCTTGTAAATTAGGCCAACAACTAAATCTATATTTGCACCAAGAACATTCCATACCAAGTCTTCTATTACCAGTAATAACTCTGTTAAAAGTTTCTGGTTCATCTTCAAAGCACCTCTTAAAAGGTGCATCTGAAACTAATGCATCTATCTTTTTTTCTGCTTCTTTTAAAATACCAGATACTTCTGCCTTAGTGTCAGTGCTTTCTATTCTGTTAAGCTCCCCCGTGGCTATGTTCATTGCCCATATACCGCCAGCAGGTTTACCCGTAGCCGAAGCGTATACGTGCAACTGTGTTACGTACCCGAAAGAATCTTTCTCTTTCAATGCATTCCAACTAATAAACTTATTCCTAAAAGCAAAGTCTGAAGTAGATTTTATATCGTCAATTCTACCATCATCAAAAGATAAGTCTGCCTCTCCTGTTATTGTATGCTTACCTATTTTTGTAGTAAGGTTTTGAGAGGACTTGTATCCTTCTAGATTAGTTTCCTTTATAACACCTTTCAGTATAGCCTCTACTACATCTCCCACCATCATTCGCAGTAAGAAATTGTATGAAGGTGCTACCCCCTTTGCCCCTTTCTTCTCCATCTGTAACTGGCACAAGGGCCTACCAAGATTAGATGGTCGTACTTTAAACTTTCTCCTGTTTGTCGAAGAAGCAAACTGCTTACGTAGTGCGTCAGCTACATCATTGCATACGGTGGAGATGGTGTCCTCCGTCATGGACACCTCCCCATCCATATTCTTTTGAAGCCAACTAAGAACCTTCGCTAACTTCAAATCCATCAAGCAGCATCCTCATTAAGATCTATAAAGTCGTCATCTCCATCAGACCCTGCCGAACCACTAGCTAATGTATGCTTCTCCATAACCCACTTATTAATCTGAGCTATGTGATCGTGGAACTTACTGAAGAGTGCCACAGTATCATCGTCCATAGGATAAGAAGTATCGTCAGTAACAGATACATCTATGTCGTAGTACGTGACACCGCCAGATACCCTCTTGCTCTTCATCTTAACTACTCTAGAGTTAGGAAGAACACGTTTCTTAGAAACCATATCCAAGAAAAACTTAGATAAAGTTTTACCAGAAGTCTTACCAGATAATTCTATCTCTACAGGTAAAGTAACCTCTGTCTTTTTACCCTCTTCGTTGACACCTTTCATAGTTGCTTCACCATAAAAGATAATCATCAGCCGACAAGATCGCAAGAACTCTTGCCTATCTTTGCTAAGAGACTTCCAATCTTTAATATACTCAAGGGGTCTACCACACTGGAAGTCACCATCATCAGATGGGGCTTCATCGCGTGGCCCTTTAACTAGTACAGAATGTATGTATGATCCCTGTACCTTTTCACCGTCCTTAGTAACTCGCTCCGCAAATGCATCGTAACGCTTGTATCTATAACGATGCTCGTAGTAGCGAAAGGATACTTCCTTCGCGTATACCTTACCTTCATCGGTACTTACTGAGAAGTGTCCAGATGGACAGATGATATCGCCATTGCTATCCTCTAAGTTTTCTCTCTCTATTCTTAATCTAGCGAGAGAACTGGATGAACTAGACTCACCGCCTGTTTCACCAAAACTCTTGGCTAACTCTGCCAATACAGCAGACTCTTCCATCTTTACTAGTTCTTGTGTTTCAGCCATTGTTTTTCCTTTCTATGTGTAAAGACAAGACCTTCAGTTATACACAAAACAACTGTCTTTGTCAAGACATATTTAGCCAGTTGCTTCCTGTTTTTGTCTCGATAGGTAGGGGTACATCCATGTTTATATTATAGTATAAATAGATACGATCCTTTGTTGAACTAGGAGACAGTATGTCCTCCACAAGTCGTTCAACCCTATCAACTTCTTCATTCGGGCAGTCAAGTAACACACTGTCATGCACCGTATTCACTATTGTAGTTCTTAATTTGTTTTTTTGTAGCTCCTCTCTTAATGCAACAAGACACAATGGAACAATGTCTGCCGTAGCTAATGCCTGTACAGGATAATTCTTTATCTTTGTAGCTCCCGTTGCACCCCCCGTCTTTGTTCTCTTGGCATGAGGAAATGAAAACTGCCTACCTGTTGGCAACGTAATGCATTTATTCTTGATAGCCTCAGTCTGTAAAGTCTGATGCCATTTTTTTATGCCAGAGTATTTATCTATGAAGTGTATGTTGTAAGCCTTCTCAGCAGGTGTGCCACTCATCGCCCCATATAGTGGGGCAAACGTCCTACCCTTGGCCTCTTGCCTAGATGTAGGCTGACCATTGTTAGTCAGATAGTCTGCTGTATATGTGTGAACATCAAAGCCTGTCTCTATTTCTTCTCTGGCTGTTTCATCAGCAGACAAAAATGTTGCAACCCTAAACTCCAGTTGTGCAAAGTCAAACTCAAGCAGTGTGCCACCCTTGCCATACCTAGATACGAATGCCTCTTTAACAGGGAAGGTATTGCCCCGTGGCATATTCTGCATATTAGGGGATGAAGAAGATAGTCTACCCGTAGAGGTACGGCACTGATTAAAGTCAGCGTAAAGCATATTGCCAATCAATCTTTTTTTGATACCCTCTACAAATGCAGATAGGTATGTCTCCACCGAACCAAGACGCTCCACCTTTTCCAAAAACTCGATGGCATCTGAATACTTGTCAGGGTTTAGGGATCTAAGTTGCTTGGCTAAAACCCTTAATCTATTTTTGTCTGTACTAAATCCGTTAGCCGTTACCCATGTGCTATCGGGTGGAAAGATCTTTAGGCCACCAACCTCACCTGTTTCCATGTATCTCATACCTGCACCACCGCACTCATGGCAGGTGTGCGCTCTTGAGAAGGGTGTACCATCCTTTTTTATCTTGCGTACCTTGCCCGTTCCTTTGCACGTTTTACATACAGAAGCGGTTGTTTTCATTATCTTTCTACATCCCATGCGTACAAGTTTTCTAAATCTGTCTACACTTATCCTGGGTCTAAACGGACTGTCCAGCTGATACAGTACAGCGTGAGCTTTTTTATCCTTGGGTGTATAAGAGAATATCATAGAGGATACCTGCTCTGGACTACTAAGATTAACAGGTGTATCGCCCATGTAACTGTGTACCAGTTCCTGTAGCCTACGTATCAATTCCCTTTTTTCCATACGGTAATTAAACTCAACATGATCTAGCTTCTCTTCATCTATGGCTAACCCACCATACTCCATCTCAGATAAACACATACACATACTGTTACTTAGATTAACTGTAGGCATCAGCGTAGTGTTCTCCAGATCCTTCATCTGCGCTATATACAAATCCCTTGTGGCGCGAATGTCTGCCCGACCATACTCCTCGACAACATCCCAAGGCATGGCCTCGTACCCTATACCCTTATCCCAATAGCCCTTGGTTATGTCAGATTTTTTATTAGCTAAGTCTCGCCTCTCACAACAGGCATCTAGCGACAGGCCCATCCTCTCTCCTCTAGCTAGTATGTATTCACCTATCATAGTGTCGTATATGTCACGGTCATACTTAATGCCAACTGACCACAACCACTGCAAGTCATACTTTATGTTGTGACCTATCAACAAGTCAGCCATCTGTATTTTATACTTAACCTGATTTATTCTATCTGTTCCATGTGAAACATCTTTGTGATAAACAGCCACGTAATCTTCTTCGCCCGTGTCTACATCCAGTATACCTATGGAAACTAGATCATTGTTTTTGTTGTGTGGCTTGTTATCTATTATGTTTTCTTTTTTTGTCACACTGTTTTCTATATCAACTACTAATCTTTTAATCATCATACCTCGCAACTCTTCCATCTAACATTACGTTTATTTGCCCATGCCAACCGCTAATCTTATTTTTAGCTATGTTGAATACTCGACGGGGATCTCCCTCATCTGATCCTTCTATCATGGCATACTTACCTATCAATATCATAAGATCAGCTTCAGCTGCCTTGCCCGTCCTACTGTTCTCCATCATACTCAGATTAAGATTTACCCTACCCTCTGCATCTGCCGACAGTTGGGAGTACCCAAAGATAGCACACTCATACCTTGTAGCTAGATCCCTGGTGCGTCTGTATATCTCACGTAGCTTTTCATGTTGAGCAGTTATATGTTTACTGTCAGGTAGTGTTACTTTGTCTAACATATCTATCACAAGTATGTCTGGCCTGTTCTCTTTGAGGTGTGCCTCTATACCATCTATCCCATACGTTTCCTCTATCCTATCTATAAATAGATTATCCTTTTTCCATTCGCCATTGATGGCACTACCGCCACCGCCAAGTAACTCTTCCTCTGATCTATTTGTAGAAGCACTCAAGTAGCGTAAAGCAACCCTGTTAGCAGGTTCTTCATTACATAGTACGTGTACCTTTGCACCCTGTTCTATCCATCCGTAAGGCCCCATTGCAAATGACGCATGGCTAGAAGTCTTACCTGTTTCGGGTCTTGATCCAATAACTACAAAGTGTCCTGCCGATACACCCGACACCCTCTCTGCAAGAGATGATATGTTAAACGCCCATTTTGTCTGGACGTTTATGGAATCAATTAATTTCTGTGGGTCTAAGTCTATACCCTCAAACGGTGATGCATCAGTAACAAACCCAGAGGCGTAGTCATCTATTAATTTAGACAGACTATCTAGACTATTCTCCTCACCCTCTGTCAGGGCATAGCCTATCTCAGATACACGCCTACCTATTTCTATTCGCCATAGATTGTGCATAACATCCTTGGCTACATCGACAGATATATCCTCCGACTGTTTCATCTTGGCAAAGAGAAGTTTGTAACTGTCTTCTTGAGATTTTGTTAGCGAGTTATTGTTACTGAAGAATAGGTTTTCTAATTCAGATAAGTTAATTGAATTGTTGTATGCATCCTGCGCGGATATAATTGTTTCGACAATCCGCTTCGGTTCTTTTTCAAATGCAGTGACAGGTACATTCCTACCTATCTGCTCATATACTTCCTTGTTGCATAGTGCTTTGACTAGTTCCAACATTTTGTATTTCCTCTATAGTCATATCTTTTATATCTAGTTCTAGCGCAACCACCTTGCATTTGTCAACGCCTACAAATATTCGCCTCGACATACTGATAGCTTTATCCGTAGCATCTTTATCAAGTGCAATGGTTACACTGGTGTATGTATCCCATATCTTATTTAAGTTATTAGTAGACAGTGACGTACCCAGTAACGGCATAGCATCCGTATCATCTAAGTATGTCACTGCCTTCCATGCGGATATGATATCCTCTACTATAATTAAATTAGGTTTTGGTGGGGCATCGAAGGGTACAATGATTGCACTGTTAATGTCACTGTACCTTTTCCATTTAGGCTTACGCCAAATGTCCAATGCCCTACCAATAGCGTCCACATTTTCGCCATCTTTCTGTATCATAAATGCGATACGTCTTTCTAATGGGTCATAAAGGACAGGGATATTTATATTGTTTATACAATACTTGTCTAGAAAATCGCTACAAATATTAGAATAAGCCAAGCGATTGAGATCAGCGGTTCTGACATTTTGTGTTCCTTTCATTTTGTTTTGCTGTTCACGGTTAAATTTAATATCTTCTAATGACATACTTGAATTGTGTTTTACTCCGCGATAATTACATGAAGCGGAATAGCAATTCCATTTAATTGTATTGCCTTCCCTACTTAAAGTAAAGGTATTATGGCGATGGCATTTAGGACAGCTACCCCTCTTGCTTTCGCCTGATCTTATATCATCTAGATCCATTTGAAACTTTCAAAAAATCAGCATACAAACCCTCTATCTTTTTCTGTTTGTATTCGTCAGGAAACCAATCGGGCCTGAAGTCACACATATATTCTAGCTGTTCCATCTTACTTACATACGTTATTTCTGGATCAGTTAAACGTACACCGTTAGATTTATCCTTGGCTAAACGTATGTATGTTTCATCTTTAATCGTGTTCATGCTTTTTTAAATCCTTATTTTATTTATAAAATATGTGATCTTCAATTTGTAAAATGTATTCTCTATTCCACTGTGGATCTACACTAAGCGCATGGTAAAAGACAGCACCTTCAAGTATAGGTATGGATAAACCATAGGTATAGTGAACCTCTTCCGCTACACGTATGGCTTTATCCCAGGCTCTCTTATCTTTTGGTTTATCGGACAATCCATCACAGTAAAAAGAAAATTGACAGCGATGCTTAACTGGATAATCCTGTTTCCATTTATAAGTAGGCCCTTCCTTTATTACTTCACAGATAGTATCAGGCCAACGGCTATCATGTACACGGTTTAGTACTACTTGAGCTACTGCCATTTGACCTACAGTAGGTTGATCCCTGGCCTCAAAGTAAACTGCTTGGGCAAGACAAGTAATAGATGCACCGAAGGCTAGTACTGTAGCTTCAAGCATTTTTAACTTGCCTACCTCTGGCTAAGTCGAGGCGATCTGAACCATCTAACACGGGAACTTTAGTATCTATCTCTTCATACTTTTGGATATAGTCTCCGTTAATGGGTGATGGTTCAAGGCCAAACATATCAGCCAACTCGACCATGCCATCTTCCAATCGCCTTACATCAGACAAACGTACATCGTGAGTGTCGCGGATATAGTTTACCATCTCAGCAGATCTATTTAAGAATTTAATTATGCGATAGATCTGTTCTTCTTTAATTGTTTTATGTGTGCGCTTCATATCTTACTCCTCCTTTTTGGTAGGGGTTGGCCTAATGATATGTAAAGTTACATTACCTGCCTCACTCTCATACCATTGCGGTTTCCAAGGCGAAGGGCAAGTGTGATACCATTCAAATAGTTTTGCCATGTCAGCATCCCATCTCAAAGGCTTGTCGTTATCTGTCATCGCCTGATCCTCCTAACTGTCCTCTGTCTTTTCTTGAGTTTAGCTTTTTTAAATTAAGTTCTACGACCTCAGTTAAATCTATGTTTAGATCATCAGCAACACGGGCAATGTACCACATTACATCTCCTATTTCTTTTGTAAGATTTTGCTTTCGTACAAAATTTATTTTCCCGTTGTCATCACGGTAGATCTTTTTAATCTGGTTCATTAGTTCGCCCACCTCGCCAGATAAACCAAGCGATGGATAGATTATATCGTCGCTATATATTTTGGTCTTGCGAGTTTCGATTTGGTATTTGTTAAAGTCTAGCATACTGTTACTCCTCATAAAATTTTGGATAGGTATCTTCAATAGTATATCGTAAAGCATTACGCAATATCTTTTTATCTTTCTTTGATCCAATAAAATATACGTAACGATGTTTTGCACTACGATTAATTCGCTTGGTTCGGTCTCCTAGGTGGTGTCTACTATGTTTGTTAAATGCCGACGCGATATCTGTTCTCTCTTTTGTTCGCCCCGTAAATAAAAAATTACACGCCTGATAGATGGTTCCTATATGTTCTTGCGCGAGATCACTGTAAGACACTACAACCTTTGGCTTTGGTAATAGTTTGAGAGAGCGGGACACTAGGAAAGATGCCTCGTTTGGTAGATTGTCTTTCAATACTAATCTGTTTAGTTCGATAACCTTTGATCTATGCTCCTCGCCACAGATACCTTTGCACAGTGACGGTGATGCAGGGCTTCCGTAGGAAACCATTCCAACCAGCATATTATTTCTGAATAGCCCGTAGGCGTAGCTGATGGATGGCATTCTTCTAGCGTAGTGCAACTCTAGTATAAATGGCTTCGTTGCCTCATAAGGTATTTGCTGTACCTCATAATCGTTTTGCATTTGGTTTGACCAACCGATAAACATAACACACCTCCAATATTAAACTCTTTTTGCTTTGTTGTTTTGTTGAAGTTTTATTGGGTTTGTTATGCCACAAATCTGTGGTCTTGGATAACCCCTACTACATATCCTTTAGGATAGGTGCGAAGTATACTATCGTATGCTTTGCGTGGGGTTGTCTCATAAGATGGTAGCACTTCGACAGTACCGCCATATTGTTTTTTATAAACTATTTTAAAATTACCTACTGTCGTAGGTGGTTTTCTAACAGGTATAATCATGGTTTTGTGTCCTCTTTTTTGTTTGTGTTTTAATTTAATTAGTTATATCACAAGATATTCTAAAAGTCAAATGCTTTTAAATTATTGTTTAACTTCTGTTCTTAAAATATCCCAATCTCTTACCTTAAAACTAGATTTATATTTAGCTTCTTTGCCAAGGCGATACACTTTCTTTACATCTAACCCATGCATATCTGCTAGTACCTTGGCATTTTGCATAGACCAGTTAGGGTTAGCCTTGGCAGAGTGCCATATAAATTCCATGATAGAATTATACTCTAGTTGTTTTTGAATTTGTTGTTTAGTCAGGCTCATTTGATTTTACTAAACCATCATCAACTAGGGCAGACTTGAGATCATCCATCTGATCCTCACCCCAATCAGATAGTTTGACGACAGACCAGTCGGGCCTGTTATGATATCGCTCTTCATTTAATCTTTTGAAGATGCCAATAACATCCCCAGCTTGAGCATACTTTTTAAGACCAGATATACTAATCCGTTTATCGCCTCGCGTCTTAGCCTTGTAGCATCGAATCCCACTGATGACCTCTTCATTAAAGTACTCGCTCCTAAATGCTATGCCATTTCCATTTGTTAGGATATTATATGTACCCTCGAACAATTTAATAACGCTTTTGTTTGCGTCTATGATGTGCTTGTCGAGCATGGTTTGTGTTACCTTGATCTCAGCGTAATCTGTATTAAACATAGAAGTCATATTTGTTTTTCCTTTTGTTTGTGTTGTTGTCTTTGTTAGTTTGTTTATCTTTAGTTCTATCGTACGCACCTTTACCCTTCTTGGGTTTAACTATCTGTTGACGGGGGCGATTATACGCAACCGCCCTCGCAACGGGGTTGATAGGTTTTATCCTATCCATTAGGCTACTAATTGTTGATAAGATCCATTGGATACAGCATCAACCCAGGGCGTAGATTGCATCCAATCCCTAACTTGAAACTTTCTATCAAATAGTCTTTCTACTTTGTTGTCAAGATTACCACCCGTACTGTTGAGAGAAAAACCATTTCTTTCATCAGCGTAAGTAGCATAGTTTGTAAAAGCATTGGATACACTGGCTAATGTATTGCCCCAGTATTCGGCATTTTGATTAGCTAGTTCTATCATACGCCCATTAATGCGGTCTTGAGGTATGATTGCTTTTATTAAATTTTTCCTTGCACTTTCACTTATCACTGCGTTAGCTAGTCTTTGCTGTTCATCAATTACTCTTTTGAATACTATAGCATTCTCGCTAATGTCGCGTAAGTATTGTGCTAAGTTATAGTTTTTTGTATTCTTTGCGCGATGATGTTCACTACCATCCTGTACACCATACAAGTTTTCATTCATACACCAGCTACTGATAATTGATGTAGTCACGTTGTTAGCGGTGCGACCATCAAGAGAACGCCACGCCAATACCTGTAATGAGTAGTTAGTTTTACCGCCAAGTAAAGAATGAACAACGCCCGATACTTCCTCAAAGGTGTAGTTTTCTAAATGCCACAATCCGCTACGCGAAGTATACGCACGTATTTTTGGCGTACCTAATTGGTAGGGAATTGATTTACGAACACCTGTAAAAAAATCCTTATGTTGTGTTACCTTGTATTTGGTTCCAACAATATCGAGATGTTCACCCGTATCAGTATCTACAATATATTTTTTTGAAGGTACTAAAGTAGGTGCAGTACTGACGTTAAGATATGTTGCATTATCTACATCGGCAGACTGATATTCACCATCGTGTGCAAAACTTACTTTAGATTTCAGTGCAGTTGTTGATGTCATTTTTTGCTTTCCTTATTTTTTTATTGAATGTATATATCTTATCTCATAATTAAATTAGATTGTCAATAAATTATTTTATTTTTTTTTTAATTGACGGGATTATTTTTTTCTGTTAAACTCCGTTCACTATTTGGTTGGAGTTAAATATATATAAAAAAGAAAGTTAAAAACTATTTGACATAATATAATATGTACGATATAAACTAATTACTTTTTATAAACATATCTATTGGAGAAATACAAAATGCCAAGAGATCCAAACCAAATACATATTTCTAAAATGACTGGAAAGCTGGATAGTTTACGGGCCATCAATACAAATACAGTCACGAATGAATTTTGTATAACACAATACAACAGCGGTAAAGATAACGTAATTTGTACTAGATGTTACAGTCAAGAAATGCTGGGTTCCTATCGTAAAAATATGCAACCGGCACTACAAGATAACAGCAATCTTTTATCTAGTTCTATTTTATCTAGTGATAGGTTGCCTTTTTTATTAGATGCTTACCTAAGAATTGACGGACACGGCGAACTAATAAACGACAATCATTTAATTAATATTTATAACTTGGCCCTAAAAAATCCACATTGTAAAATAGCAATATGGACTAAGCGAATACCTATTGTTAGATCAGTTGCCAAGAAAATGAAAACCCCAGATAATATTATTTTAGTTTATTCCAATCCGATTATTAATAAAGTTAAGTATGAAAAAGATATTCCAGAATTTTTTCATAAGGTATTTAATAATGTTTGGAGTGATCATAAAGTTGAAGAGCAGAATTGCACGGGCCAGCAGTGTAAAACGTGCATGATATGTTATAATTTTGAAACACCTAATATTATTATTGAAGCAGTCAAAAAGAATGGACGCACAAGAAAGGTAAAACACTAAATGACAAGAGAAGAAAAACTAAAAGAAATAGAGAGACAATGGCAATTAATACAAGCGTTCCCATTGCCCATAAAAAAACCCCCCAAGAAATTAATCAAGGGGGGTTGATAGTTTAAGTAAGTTTTATATTATTATAGATCCCTCCCAATATTACAGAATAACCATACGACCATTACCGCAAAAGCTATTGCTACTATCTGGCCGTGCGACAATACTAGATCGTGCATTGTTTCAATAATCATCTTCCTATCGCCTTCACTACAGTTTCTAAACTTGACTGACTACGCGATAAGCGCAATACCTCCCGCCTTAAATTCAGATTACTTTCTAAGGCGTCAAGCAGTTGCGCCTTGTAGGTTACACCGTTGCGATGCATTACATCCGCATCAATTTCTAGTTTATCTAGTAAATGAGCATTTCGCGTATTGCGTTCTATCTTAATCATTTTGTTTCCCCTATGAAAAAGTGAGGGGGCATATAAACCCCCCCCCATGTTAATGTTAAGAACTTGGCACGTATCGTTTTACAGGCCATGCATCTAAAACGAACTCTTCCACAGTCATACCACAGTTAATAGCATCTTGCCTTAAACTAGGGTTTGCATCGGCTATCTTAGAATAATGCGCTATCGTTTCATAATCCGTACTCTTAGTGATAAATGAAGAGTCTTGATCGTAGTAGTTGATATGAGGTGTAGTCATGGTTTGTTTCTCCTATAAAAAAGTGAGGGGGGCATATAAACCCCCCCGTTAAAGTTTACCAGTAGCCGTACTGGCCCTGCTTCTCAAAGTAAAACACGGGATCATGCACCCAGTGATCAAAGTAACCGATAAAATCGGACCAGTAATTAGCTAGTGTCTCATAGCCTTGCTCAAATGATTGGATGCACCCAGTTGTGAAGTGACCATCAAAGTAATAGCCTTCCTTCAAAACTACTTCGACAAGGAAATCAGTATCAGAATAATTCTGGATAAAAACTTCATCCACAATTTCCATTCGTTTCTTGCCCAGTATCTTGGCTACTTTGCTTTCTGTCATCATCGCTTTAACTCCCTTGCGATTGATTGAAGATATGCAAACCGTAATTTAGTTTTACCCAATAGTCAAATAAAAAATAAAAAAAGTTTTCCAGTGCCGGTATATCGACCAGGGGGTTATGTTTTTTTTAAGCACTTTTTGACCGTTGCGCCAGAAAACCGACACTACACCACGTAAAACATAGGGCATAAATACACAATAACGCACAAAATAAGGCAATACATAGCCTACATTGCGTAAAATGCGCCATAATTACACGCAATAAAGGCATTTTTTAGCTTTAACGCATACGGGCA